GCTGAAGAAAGAATTCTGTATTTCTACGACTCAGCATTACAGGGCTTAGCGAGTGATATGTATGTATATGAATTCCGCAGATTCCAACCGCTACTAACGGTCTCAACCAATTTTATTATGCTCCGGGCGAACAGAACAGACAACTACCCGATGATTCTCTCACCACTCAACCCATACCAAAACGCCTTCGCAGTGGCCTACCTTTGGTGGGGTCTAAGTTAGGGGTTAGGCATGAAGAAGCTAATACCTTACATAATCACTAAAGCAACAAAACGCAGATTACTTGCTACAGGATCCAATCCAAACATTTTTTATGTTTTTGATTGCTCAGACAGAAGGATAAAGCGGGGTCAACTTCTTGACATTTATGACGTAAATACGCAATACATATTCCTTCCGCCACCACACGATTTTGGTGAGCCAGCCTACGCAAAACTCCGCATTTTTGCAAACAACACCAACTACGCCTCCGCCCTCCTCCGCATACATACAGCTAACAGCATCAAGGCACGGCTAAGAATACAGACAGATAACAAAATACAAGCAAAGCTAAGAATACAGACCATCGGACCCGCACAAGCAAAGCTGTATATAATGACCCTGAGGGTATTCCCTCGCCCACAAGCCCGCATCCGCATTATTGCAGACAACAGCAACTACGCATCCGCTTTGCTTAGAATAGAAACAAGAAGATACGAACCCGCACAAGCTAAACTGAGAATTAAGACACGCACATACAACAGAAGAATTTCAATGCCAGATTACTACGCTTTCTACAACATCACCACCCGAGGCTTCCTTTCCTAAGAACCACGCAAAATAGGAAAACACGCCAAGCCTTTACTTCTATATTCCATCACTATGCGTATTACCGCCAAGCGGGTATGTGAGTTTTTACGCAGGATGAAAGAACTGCAAAATTGCAGTTTTCACACAGAGAGGCTGTCTGAAAAGGAAAAGCTTATCTTCCTCACAGTGCAAATTTCAGACCAAGAGTATGAGGGAGTGGGCATAAACGCCCGCTTAGCTTTAGAAGACTTAATGCGGAATGTTCTGGAGGTAGAAGAGTGATGGAACAGCTTTTGACACATCCCGCAATTATCGTTTTTGCTGTCTCCTCATTTGTAGCAATCGTAATCAACTACGCAATCATAAAAACAACAATGGCAAGCATGATGAAGACTTTGGAACAACTTCAAAAAGACTTAGAAGAAGAGAAAGAAAAGAACGCAGAAATTGAGAAGATGATGCTGAAAGAGTATCTGAGAAAAGAAGACTTCTTAGCTTTCCAGAACAAAGTTGAAGCCCGCATGGAGATGAAGTTAGAGAAGCTTGAAGAGAAAATAGAAAAGCTTTTACACAAGCTGGAGGCTAAGCAATGAGAAAGCAAGTCAATTATCTCATTCTGAAGTTTTTAGAACAAGTGTATCCCGACAGTCTCACAGTGAAAATGATTGAAGCCTTGCTGGCGGACTGGAGGATATTCACAGACAGCAAAAAACTGCTTGAAAAGAACATCAAATACTTGCTTGACAAGGGATACATAGAAGTGCTGGAGGTGGAACTACCTACACATCACACAAAAATCCAAAAGTTAAGGTTAACTGCCAAAGGTAAAGCCTTGATGGAAAAGGAACTCATTGACGAGCATGTGGAGGAAGTCTAATGGCAAGGAGACACTCTCTTGATAGACATCCCGAAGTGAAAGAATACGCAGTAAAGGAATATGAGAGGGGCAAGACACTTAGAGAGTTAGAACAAGAGATAAAAATCAAGTTCCCACAAGCCCAAGCATCCAGATCTTCCATCCACAGACTAATCAGGAAGCTAAAGCCCCTGCTGGAGTTAAAAAGAAGCGGACTTCTGTCTGATGAGGACATTGATACATTCCAACAGTCCCAAACCCTTGCCACCCTTGCCACGGGTTTGCTTTTAGAGGTTATAGCGGAATGGCAGGAGAAGGGAGAAGTGGAAGATGCAAAGATAGACGCACTCATGAGGCTTGTGCATACTGCAAGCAATCTCTCACGGAGTAGTGCATACATAGAAAAGACAAAAACGCAACTGATAGAACACACAGAGAAAGTGCTTGAGAAAGTAGCAAAGACCTTAGCGAAGCATTTAGATGAAGACCTTGCAAAACGCATCATAGCGGAGCTAAAGCATGAGCTATAAGGAGAAGGCAGTTAGCAGGGTTCTGGAAAGAGTGCTTATCTCAGAAGCGGACAAAGACAGGAAAGAACGGGCAAGGAACGACTTTGCTTTCTTTTGTCAAACATACCTTCCGCACATATTCAGAAAACCGTTTGCAGACTTTCAGCTTGAGATAATCAGCTTTTTAGAGAACCCGCAAATGAAAAGAGTGGTGGTAGCAGCACCACGGGAGCACGGGAAAACATCTTTAATCTACTTAGGCTATGTTCTGTGGTCTATCCTCTACGGAAAGCACAAGTTTATTGTCTGTATCGGAGCATCTGAACAAAGGGCAAAGGAACAGCTGGAGGACATTAGGCTTGAGTTAGAAAACAACACTGCAATTTTGCAGGATTTCGGAGAGGTCATCAAACGGGCTACGGTGGAGAGAATAGACACGGTGCATACGACCGTAATTAGCAGAGGTGCAGGGCAGAAGCTAAGAGGTTTAGTCAAGCGTGGAGAAAGACCCGACTTAGTCATACTTGACGATATAGAGTCGGAGGAACACGCAAACTCAAAGTCTTTGAGAGACAAACTGAAGAAGTGGTTTTACAGAGTGGTGATGGGCTTATCTCAAAACGCAAAGATTTTTGTCATCGGAACTATTCTTCACTACGACAGCTTACTTAATGAACTAATCACAAGAGGGCAGGAGTTGGGCTGGTTTGCAAAGAAATACAAAGCCATAACCGACGAGGGAAAGCCCTTACATCCTTACCTCTGGAGCTTAGAAGCATTAGAAAGAAAAAAGCAGGAGATAGGAAGCTACGCTTTTGCTTCTGAGTATATGAACGAACCTCTGTCCGACGAGGACAGGATATTTAGGCAGGAGTGGATCAAGTATTACGAGGAGAAATTAGATTTAAGCAAGCTTGACATCGTAGCAGGCGTAGACCCATCAACGGGTAAAGAAAAAGGAGACTACACAGCAATAGCAGTTCTGGGCAGGGATAAAGAGACAGGGTGTATATATACCTTATTTATATATAATAAGCGTGCCACTCCTAACGAACTTATAGACACCCTTATCTCCATACAGCTAACATTCAAGCCTTCTCTGATTGTTTTTGAAGAAGTGGCATTTCAGGAAGTTTACAGAAAGCTTATACAAGAGATAGCAAGCAAGCGAGGAGTAAGCTTGCCCATCCGAGGCATCAAACCTCACACAAACAAGGTTCTGCGGGCACAAAAACTTGTGCCCCTCTTTGAAAGCGGGCTAATCTATTTTGCTAAAGGACAAGAGGAAGCTATCAAACAGCTTTTAGAGTTTCCCTTCTCCGCACACGACGACATCGTAGATGCCCTCGTATACGCAGTTATGGCTTTGGAAGAGAGGGCGACTGCTTTCCCTTATAAGTTCCTAAAACTCAAATGGCTATAAGGAGGTAAAGCATGATAGATTACAAGCTTTGTTGGGATAGCTACACAGGATTGGGCGGTTTTAGTGATGGTTCCTATCTTGTGAAATACCCACGGGAGGCTGACGAAAAATACGCACGCAGAAGACAGCTTGCTATTTATCCCAATTTTGTAAAAAAGATTGTTGATACATATGTGGGAGCCCTCTTCAGGGTAGAACCTCAAAGAGATTTCGCAACAAACACAGAATACGCAGAGTTCTGTCAGAATGTAGACCTACGAGGCACGGACATTGACGACTTCATGCGGAATATAGCAAAGCTTACTCTCATATACGGCACCGTGTTTGTGATTGTAGACAAACCAAAGACGGAGGCACCCACAAAAGCACATGAAAAACTGCAGGGTATCAGACCCTATGCAACCATACGCCTGCCCACACAAATACAAGATATTGAAATAGACAGCTACGGGAGAATTCAGAAAATCGTGTTCTCTGAAATAGATATGCTGAGAGAATTCACGCCCGGGGCATGGAAAGTGCGGGTAGGAAATGAAACATACGAGGGGGCGACGCCATTTGGAGATGTGCCCGTTGTGGCGGTGTCTTGGACAGACCCAATTTTGCCTACGGATGTGGTGGTCCCACCCTTTATACACGACATAGCAAGAGTTAGCAAGGACTTATACAACGCAATCTCTGAACTCAGAGAAATCTTGAGAAACTCCACATTTCCAATCTTGACTATTCCCATACCAGACCAAATCTCTGAGGAGAAGCTGAGAAATATTGTGATCGGAACGGAAAACTTCATAGGCTATTATCCAGAAAAAGGCGGAAAGCCTGACTTCATCGCACCACCTGAAAGTCCCGCAAAAGTTTACTTGGAATACATCAACGCACTCATAGACATGATTTACTCCCTTGCAAACCTTGAGTTCATCAAGGGCACGGAAAAGCAAAAAAGCGGTGTGGCTTTGGAGTTTGAATTTCAAAACTTAAACAGTTTGCTAACACAAATAGCACAGAACTTAGAACAAGCGGAATACAGGATTGCGGACTTAGTGGCAAAGTGGGAAGGGAAGGATGCATTCAAAGGAACGATTATCTACGAAAAGGACTTCAGCTACAGGGATGTGGAAAGGGAACTGAAGAAGGCAATGGATGCATTAACCTTGAACATCTCCGCCACCTTTGACGCAGAACTCAAGAAATACATTGCAAGGATGCTGTTGGGTTCAGAGATTGACGATGCAACAATGCAGAGAATAGAGAATGAGATTGACGGGCTGGAGGGTTTGGATAATCAGATGAAGAATGAACTCGGGTTATGAACTGGGAACAAGTCCGCAAGCTTTTCCTTGAGTGGTTTCTCTCAGAATGGGAGGAGGTTGAAAAAGACTTCTCAAAGAAGACTGACAAGCTTATAGACAGACTAAAAGAACAGAACTATCAGATAGACAAACAAACAGAAGAACTGCTTAGAAAACTTGCAGAAGAGTTATATCACAAAATCACAGCAATTATTAAGCATGTAGTGAACGCAGTCAACAAAACTGCAAAATTGCAGAAAGATGCCCTCGCAATGCAGATAGCACAAGAGACAATAAACCACAGATGGGAAGATGGGCTAAAGCTTTCTGAACGCTTTTGGGACTTCTCGCATCAGGCAATAGCAAGACTAAAGAATACGATTATGGAGGGCATACGCTACGATAACGGCGTCAAGGCTTTGATGTATAAACTGCAATACACGATTGAGGCTTTAGAAGGGCAAGAGTTTGCAGTAGTGCTTAAAGAACAGCTACCTAAATGGCTAAAAGAATTTGAAGAAAGCACGAGAGGGCTACTGGTTAATGCGGAAAGCAGACAGGCTTGGGAGAAAATCAAAAGGAAGGTTGAGAAGTATATAGAGAAAAGAAGCAAAGAAGGGACATACTATGCAGGCAAGCAACTATTGAAAGAGATAGAAGAAGCACTACGGGAAGGGAAAACGGAACTCGTGAATAAGGCGGTTAAGTGGTGGGTGTATGATAAACAGCTTTACAGACTAAAAACAATAGCGTGGACGGAAACAGCACACGCTTATATGAAAGCTACGGTGGAACTCACAAAGGATGAGGAGGAAGTAGTCGGCTATCAGTGGAGGCTTTCAAGAAGCCATCCGAGGGCGGACATATGCGATGTTTATGCAAATGTTGATTACGGGCTTGGCAGAGGAGTGCATCCAAAAGATAAACTCCCGAGACTTCCAGCACATCCGCATTGTATGTGTTATTTAGTCCCAATCGTGCGTCGTAAAGGAATGGAAGAGAAAGAAAAACCTCGTATCCCAGAGTCAGCATTAGAAAGCTGGGCTCCGAAGCGGCTTAAGAAATATGCGGAGGAAAATGGACTTAGCTTGGTGGATTTATTTGATTATGAAAAAGGAAGATTTAAGAGGGTGAAGGAAATCGGGTTATGAACTGGAAGGGTATATATTTATATACATGCTCTCCTCCCTCCTTCCAACTACATATGGAGATTTGGAAGGAGTATGTGTGCTTTGTGGGCGCCACACGAAAAGCGGACACACAATAGAGTTTTCT